CCGATTGCACCGGTGCCGATGTCCAGCGCGGTGTTCTGCATGGCCGAAACCGCCCCGCGCGCCTGGATGTCGCGCACGATGCCCGGGCCGATGATGTCCCGCATCGACTCGACGCGCCCTGCCTCGGAGAGCGCCTTGGCGCCCTGCTGCCGGAACGCCTCCGCGACCGCCGGCCCGAGCGCCGACGCGATGCGCTTGTCGGCCTGGATCTTGGCGATCTCGGCCTGCACCTTGGCGTTGTAGGCGTTCAGGTCGAACTTGGCGGTGGTCTCCATCAGGTCATCGACGCGATTGTTGATGGCCTGCATTGCGCGCTGCCCGATGGCGAACGCGGCCTGCATCATGTTGAACGCCGCCGACACGCCCGTCGCCATCGAGGTCATCGACGCGCTCCGGTTGAGCCGGTCGAGCTGCGAGTTGACCTGGTTGACGCCCTTGACCACGCCGGACGGGTCGACCTCGGCGCGGATGACGGCCTTCATCTCACGTGCCACGGCCCACCTCCCGCAGCATCTCGTCGATGCCGCCGCGCACCCAGGGGAACAGCTCGGCTGGGCGCTTTCCGGTCATGGCGCAGGCAATGACGCCCAGCAGGAACTCGCACCGCTCGCCGGTGGTCATCTCGGTCTTTGCGATGCCGCCTGCCATCCTCATGCGCTGCTCCGGGCTTCCGATCCGCCAGAGCCGCCGCTCGGCGGCTCCGTAGGGCGTGTGCGGGTGGCCTCCTCGAGCAGCCGGCCGGCCAGCTCGCCGCGGATCCTGCCGGCGTCCTTTGGGTCGGCCAGGAACGGCGACCCGTCGGGGCAGGCGATGAGCTGGACCCACCAGTGCGGGTCGTGCTGCGCCCGCTGGTAGTCGGCGAGCGTAGCCTCGCGGAACACCAGCTGTCCGATGCCCTCGATGGACACCATCCGCTCCTGGGCGACCAGCCTGGACAGGTCGACCGGCATCAGGACTCCTCGAGGGTAATCGACCAGATCCCGGGCCCGGTGCCATCGTCGGTCCGGGTGGCGCTGGTAATGAACCCGACGACCGTGTAGGTGATGCCGCCATTGGCGAACGCCAGCGTGGCGGTGCGGTTGAGGGCGTTCGCCAGGCTGGTGGGGACCACGTGCGCGCGCACGGCGTTGTCGCTCGAGCCGTCCTGGGCGATCATGTCGAACGACGCCGTTCGGCGGTACCGGCCCGGGGACCGCTTCTCCTGGTAGTCGGAGAGCTGCGTGATGTCCAATGCCTGGCGTTCGTGGTTGATCGAGATGTTCCGAACCGGGAACGTCACGGCACCGCCGCCGTCGATGTTCAGGGTGACCTGCCCGCCATAGCCCATGATGAATGCCATGTCAATTCTCCGTTGCCTGTAGGGTGATCGTTCCGCTCACGACTCGCTCGGCGTCGTGCTGGCCGTCGTCGGGCACCTCGGCCCGTGTCGTGAACTCTCCGAATTCGGTGCACGTGATCTTGATCGTCTCGGTGCCGACGGTCTCGGTATATGGGCCTGCGTCGGCAAACTCGGCTTGCAGCTCCTCGACCAGGGCGAACGCGGAATCGAGATCATCGGCGATGCAGGCGACCTCGACGAAAACGTCGTAGTGCCGCTTGCCGCCTCCGAATGCGCCGCCGTTGGGCATCGGGATGGTATTGCGCACCGAAAGGTCGAACACGATGCACGGCGTCGGCTGGCCCGCCACCCGCATGCTTGCGTAGGCGCTCGTCCCGGACGCCGTCGCGGCGGCCTCGAGCTTTTGGATCACGGCCTTGACGACGCCTCGGAAGCTCATCGGAGCGACTCCTTCGCTTCCTTGAGGATCCTGGCCGAGATGTCCTCCATGATGCGCTTCATGTTGCGCAGGACGTAGGAGGAGCTGATCTTCCTGCCCGAGATCATGCTCGCGGACGACATGGCGCCCCGGACGCGTTCCCGGCGCTTGTCCTGGTAGCTGGCAAGCTCGGCCCATTGGGCGCGCGCCTGCGAATACATGGACTTCATGGCGTTCCGGCGGTCTGTCTTGGCCTGGAAAGAGTTGCCGCGCAGGCGCTCGAATATGGACTTCCGCTGCCCTCGAACCCACGCCATCCGCTCGTCACGGGACCGGCGCAGCTCCATCGAGACGTTGGAATAGGCGTTGGACGAACCGCTCCCGGCATGCCGGAACCCATGCTCGAGCAGGTGCCACACGCGCTGGCGTCCCCTGGCGGACTTGCCGCCAGCGCCGCCGTACTTGACGCCCACCTCGGCGATGATGTTTCCGTTCTTGCCGCGGCGCACGTCGTACTGGGTGGCCGATGCGATTGCCTTGCGGTGCGGGGACTTTCCGCGGAAGATCGCTGACTTCCAGAGCTTGCGGAGGTCGTCGCGCACCGGTGTTAGGGCGTTGCGGATCGCCTTCTTCCGCACGCGCTCGCCGAGCTGGCGGCTCATGCCGGCAAGCGCCTGCCTGGCCGAGGCGGAATCGACCGTGAACTTCACCACCGTCATGGGAGCACCTCGGTGGCCTCAATCTCGAGTCGCCTGCGCCGGCTGTCACGGTCCCAGCAGGCGCGGAGGTTGAACGTCCTGGTCGTGGTGCCGTCGTCCCAGAGCAGCCGGCTGCGGGTGGAAACGTCAGGGTGCCAATTGGCGATGATCCGCCAATCGGTGCGGATGGCCGGGCCGAGGTCGTCGACCACGTCGCCGGTGCGCATCTGCTCGGCATGGCACCGCAGGGTGCCGACATTTACCCATGCCTCCGCGCCCTGCCCATAGGCATCGACCGTGCGAACCGGGTTCTGCACGGTCATGCTGTGTCGGAGCATCCCGGACGGCACGTGCGCCATCAGCCGATCCCCTTGCCCATCATGGCCGAGATGCGGTCCCAGTAGTCGCTCGAGAGCGCGACGGTGTCGTCGCCGCGCTGCTGCACCAGCTGCGTCACGCGCTGCAGGAGCGCCATCTCGAGCAGCGGGTTCAGGGTGTTCGTGCCGCAGCTCACGGTGAGCTGCACCGGGTAGGTCAGCGTGATCGCCGTTCCGCCCGAGTTCTCGTTCAGCCCGACGTAGTGAATGCCGTTGATGAGCGTCAGCGACAGGGTCTGGACGACGCTGGCGGAATCCACCACGGTCACGGCCGTCGCCGGCTGCCGCTCGAGCCGGACCAGACCCTCGTCGTTCGCAGGCGCGTCCAGGACGTATTGGGTCCTGGTGACCGGGTCGACGACCCAGCCAGTGCGCTCCTCCAGCTCGCGGACGGCGGCCGCCCAGGCAATGCCGATGGCGGGATCGTCCTCGGTGTGCGTGATCCGGGCCCAGCCGCGGAACTTGGCGATATCCAGCGACATCGGCCTCCCTTCCGCCAGGGGCAGGCCGAAGCCCACCCCTGGCGGCAGCTAGAAAGGATCAGGCGTTGGTGACCTGGAGCTGCACCATGGCCTTGCCGCGGGTGAAGGCGGAGTTGGCCCAGCCAAACCCGCGGAACACGATGCGGGCGCTGTTGGAGGCGGTCAGATCGTCTCGACGCATGGACATGGAACCCCACTCCCGGATCCCATAGCTGTCCTGGAACGTGCCGAGCAGCGCCAGGACGTTCTTGCCGGTGGTCGCGGTGGACACGTGCGTCGGCAGGAAGTCCGTCACGAACACCGGCAGGCCGAGCAGGAAGCCGCTTGCCGCCTGCTGGAGACCCGCGTCCGAGCTCGGCACGAAGATCGGCACGTTGCTGCTGGTCGCGGCGCGGATGTCGGCGATGGCCGCGTAGGTGTCCTTGGGCAGGATCCAGGACGCAGTTCCCCAGTACGGCGTGGGGAGCTGCGTGTAGCGCATGTCCATCAGCTTGGAGACGGTCGCAGCCGCGGTCACGGCGGCGGCGCGCGTGGTGCCCGCGCTCGTCGCGGTCGTGATCTGCGTGGCCGACGCCTGGACGGTGAACAGCGCGTTGCTCGGGCCGTTCGTCACGCCTGCAATGAACCCCGCCTCGCTCATCTTCGCGTACTGGCGCATGAGGTTGTCGATCACCTCGGCCTCAACGTCGAAGTTCGCGCTGTAGATCAGCTGCTCGGACACCTGCGTCTTGGGCAGGATCGGCAGCGGCTTAAGCGAGACCTCGGTGTAATCGGGGTCGATGTCCGTCGCCGCGGTCGAGCCGGTGTCCGGCGGGCTCCACGCGCTGGTGTAGCTCGTCGGCTCGAGCTTGTTGAACCGCAGGGTCGCGTCTCCGCGGGCGACCTGGCGGTAGTCGCACAGCTGGCGCGCGATGCTCTGCGAGGACACGTACTTGTAGATGGTTTCCTCGACCTGCTTCGGGATCAGCACGGAGCTCGCCACGGTCGTGATGATCTCGCGGTACTCCTCCACCTTGCCGCCCTTCAGCCAGGCAAAGAAGGCGTCGCGGTACTCGGGGCGCGCGCGCACCTCGTCCTCGCGCTCCTTCTTCTCGACCTTGGCCTTCGTGGCGATGGCGTGACCGGCGAACCGCTCGCGCAGCTCGGCCGCGGAACGCTTCTCGTTCAGATCCTTCAGCTCATCCATGAGCTCGGTGGCGCGGGCCTCCTGCTCGGCGCTGATCTGGTCGTTGGCAAGGATGCCCTCGACCTCGGTCTCAATAGCCTTGCGGCGCTCAATGATCTCTGCCTGCTTCATCGAAGTGTCCTCATCCGCAGACGCAGCCTGACGAGTGCCGGGCTGTAGGTGCGTGCTTCGGCGTGCGTCTGCGGATACGCGCCGTTTTCAAC